GAGGAAGTCAACGCTATCGAGCTGGTCGTAATACGACCAACTAGGGAGAAGAAATTCCCCTGCTGGGAAAAGTCTTTCCAGACGATAGGGCCAGGTGTCTTGCTGGTACTTGGCGTTACCACGCCGCCTATCAGCAGTCGCACCAGGACCGTGTTTCGGAACGATCCTGCCAGCGTAGACCTCACGGTCCACGTCGGTAAGGACGTTCTGAAACAATAGAGCTGAAATACGACGGAAATCCTCCAAATCACTGGGGTTCCGCGACGCATCGGCTCTCTTGACTTCCTTCTCACACTGAACAAAGCTGTCCATCGCTTTCTCTTCACGTGCACGTGTGCACCGGAGAGAAATCTTGCCAAACATCAGCGTTAGCTGGCGTAAGGCGAGAATTGCATCAATGGACGGTTCGTCCAGCAACACTCCAGTTCTGCGGTCGAACACGAGACCCAGGAAACCTCCGAGAAATCGGGGGAGACCTGCTCCTTCAGGGCCGGGGGTTTTGAAGCCCCAACCCTGAAAGAGATGTCGGTCCACTTGCCCTTGGTCAAGACATCTTTCGACGTCTTTTCCGAAGGCAGGGAGGGTAATCGTCAAAAACGACAACCCCTCATGCCGCAACCGCCTCTGGACGGTTTTAACATCCAGAGTGGTGCTAGTGCAACATCTGATGGCGGACTCGTCCGCCATCCTTTCCCAGAGCATCATCAGGCTTTTCATGCTCCCTCCTTACTAAGAGGTGGGCAATCCCTAGCCTATGATGTTTCCTACGGACGTATCAGAGATACCGTCGAACGGCTGCCCAGAAGGGAAGCCTCCGATGCCTCTCGATATGCGCACAAGCACGACATGTCGTGCAAGTGTGGATACGTCCACCACGGTAAGACACGTTGGAACTCGTCGGCTGTTGCTGCTCGTAATGCAGGGCAGCACCAGTCGCTCCTAGGAAGAAACCGACGAAGAACACGATCAAAATAATCGCGATCATCGCCGATGCAACCTTAGGACTCACCGCCGAGAAGCTTGACGATGAGCGAGTCCGAAGTCGCCGTGAACAGGGCCTTGAAGCCACTGTAGACAGCGAGAGCTTCGGTATTCGAGTATCCCGCCGGAGGCACGTCGAAGACCATGTAGTTACTCATGGAAACCTTCGTGTTCTGCGTCGGGATAAACGGATCCGTCGTAATCTTGCTGTGGTCGATCCGAAGCACCCGCCGTGTCCTGCGCCCGTTGGCGTGGGATGCGGTGAGGGTGACCAGTCCGTCAGCACTCGTGTAGGACGACGTCCCCTGCCCGGTGGAAACCCGGGGGAGGGCGATCGCGCTACCCGAAATGGTGATGGACTGCGGGTCGGTAAACGCCATAGGCGTGCTCCTTTGGTGGGGCCGCTGCGACCCCTTGTCGGTGTGTGTAGTGCAAACTACCGACCGCCTCGGGTGATACCCAAAGCAGCCAAGATGGCCGTCTGGAAGGACGAGAGTCCCTCCCAGGTAAGGCCAAACCCAAAGGGGTTAGC